GCTTGCTGCTGGGCATTGTAAATATCAGAGCCGTAATCGGCTGCCGCCTTCGTGGCCTCGAAAATCGGCGGCGGCGCAATATTTGTATTTTGCGAATACCCTGGCATCGTGAACGGATTCTGGACTTGCGTATTCGAGAGTGCCGCTGAAATTTCGTTGAGCGGCGTCTGTCGCTTTGACAGGTACTCGGCCTGCTGGGCGCGACGCAGATCGGACATCTGCTGGAATTGCAGTTGTGCTTGCGCCGCTTGCTGTTGCTGTGACTGCAAGCGTTGACCGTATCCGGTCGTACCCACAGACATTTCCTGCCCAAATCGCGCCGCCTGCTCCTGCATCGATTGTTCGCGCAACGCGGCTTGCTGTTGGTACCCCAACTGTGAGGCTTGCTCTTGCTGCCCAAACCGCGCCATTTGCTCCTGCATAGATTGGTTGCGAAGGGCTTCTTGCTGACCATACGTCAGCTCACCGGCCTGCATCCCCTGCGTAAACTGTTTCATTTGCTCGTCAAGCGAGGTCGCCCGAAGGCCCATCTGCTGCTGGTAGCCGAGTGTGGCGTTCTGAATGGCCTCCTGCTGCCCTTGCTGCCGTGTCTGGAGGTCCATCCCATACTGCCGCGCCGCCATCTCGTCTGCGGCCAGCACCGCCTGTTGACGGGCATCGTTCTCGGCACGGGCCTGTCGGTCCATGTCGTACTCGTAGGCGCGACTGCCTCCACGAATGCCCTTCGCAACTAAGTTTGATTGCAAGTCCTCGCGCTGCATCGCCAAGTCCTGCATAGGACGTGCTAACGCTGCCGTATACGCCTGCTGCCGAAGCGCCTCGCTGGATTGTGGCATGGCAGGAAGGGCTCCTGGTGCATACGCGCCGGCCATCCCAGGCAGTGAGGATCGGTCCAACACGGCTGGCGCCTGTGTCAGGGCTGCTTGGCCTGGTAATGCACTCAGATCGGTTGGGGTCAAACCTTGAACGGTTGCTTGAGCCGGGAGCGCATTGGGGTCCAGTGGTGCCACAGGGGTTTGCGGAGCAATGGTTCCACCGGCCTGATAGGCATTTGGGTTTGGGTTTAAGTTTGAATAGTCAATGGGGGTCCCAATCACCCCTTCAAGTGATTTAGCACCCTGTAATCCAAGCTTCCCAACCTGTGTTTTTGTCGCGAGGTCCTGGTCGTAGAGTGCCTGCTGTCCAGGACTGAATGTCTGGTACAGCGTCGGCTGATCGTCTGCAGTCGTGTAGTCGCTCCTGTTGGGGGCGGCGGATCCACGAAGCGTTCCGCTGATGCCGCCGGGGAGGTAGGGGCCGCTCTGCTGACTCGCCTGATAGTCGGCCATGGCCGCATCATAAGCAGATTGGTTGAACTCCCCAAATTTCACCGTCTGCGTCCCGTAGGGACTGTAGACGTTGGGGTTATTCATCTTACCAGAGAGCCGTGCCGCCTCGATATTGGCCGCGCCCTGCTCTCGCGCTGATCCCGCGTAATCTGGAGCCGGAGGAGGACTTGGATTACCGCCGCCCATAATAAGACTCCAATCGTGAGATATAGGATGGGTCAAGAAACGGACAATACATGCGCGTCATCGTATACAGGTGTAAGTCTGAGGTATCACGACAGGCATTCGCCAGCACCGCTTCTAACTCAAATCCCGCATGTTCTAACACTCGACTGCTTCGTACATTGCTTGCTGAGACCGGCGCAATCACCTTATGCGCCTTTGCACAGTCAAACGCATACCACGCCAACATCGCCAGAAACGCACGATTCATCCGTTCAATCGCCATGTGCAACTGAATCGACTGATGATTGTAATTATTAAAGATGGCACCCGCCACAATACGCTCTCCACGGAGCAGACCAATGGAGACGGAAGTCTTGTTGTCATAGTGTCCATCACAGGCCCGTTCGGCGACCCACTGTGACACCGCATCGTCCGAAACGATAATCGTATACGACTGTTTCGCCAATGCAAGTGTCTGCATAGTCACATTCCCTACCATAACGTACACAAACTGTCAAGGCTACAGCGTGCCACCCCGTTCAAAGACATAGTCACAGGCCGTCCATTGGATATCAAGAAGGTTTGTGGACACTTTGACTTTTCCCGCCACACAGAACCCTGGCCATGCACTCACCGTCGTCCATCGCTTGACAATTTCTAATCCCGACACCCAGTATCCGACATCCCACAGCGAGGAGTCCCACACGCCTTCGGCCACCACACTATACGTCGGAGGCGCGGCCATCACATCATCTTCGAAATCCACATCAATATCCGTGCGATACGCCATTTCGCCATTAGAGATTAAGGTGGGGCGGAACAATGTAAACCGCTTTACCGATCCGCGTGTGCCAAAGTAGTTAAACGAGGTCTTGCCATAGGCGATGATTCGATCTGACCCGTCCACATGCCCCGTCCATGCCTTCTTCACCGTGGTGCCAGTCGTAAAATACAGGACACTATCCATCACACAAAACGCTTCGGCGTTCCACCCATTGAACTGGCACCATGCTTTAGTAATAGTATTCATCACATATTGATCGTGTGTCCCTCCTTCAGCGTGAGGCACGTTCACAATCATGGCCGCTTGTGCAGGGAAAACGGTGGCTTCCCATCCAAATACATCGGCATACAGCCGTGCGGCGGTTGTGAAGGTCGGCTCAATCTTAAAGGAGAGGGCGTTCTTGTAGTCAATGGAGGCGGACTGGAGTGCCGCCGAAAGCGGATAGGTGCCATTTTCGGTGATAATGACAAGGTCGCCACCCAACTGCGTGACGCACCGACGCCCAACCGGCTTCCCGATATAATAACTGCCTACCTTGGCCCAGCTTGCTGAGGACGAGGGATTAGTCCCTTGATAGACAATCGCTTCCCCTTCTGACGTGATAAAAACCGCAGTATCGTCCTGCCCTCCGCCACCATCGCGAGTCCACGTCCCCATTGCCATTAGAAAGCCGCCACGCTTGCATTCGCCTGTCAGATCAAACTGCGTCAAGGCCCCGCCTGCGGCTGCTGCGGGAAGATACCAAAAGGACAAACTATTATTTTGAATAAAAAAGAGCCGTCCCTTAAAGGAGTTGACCGACACAAGTGTCGTGGTCGTCAACCCCGTCAACGCGGGAGAGCTAATTCCAGTGACCGCCACCCATGACGTCCCATTGTAATAGAGGGGACTATCTACCCCGTTCACCATAATCAGATAATTATTTGTACCATCTCCAAATAAAGCGGTTTGGTGCTTGCCATTGGTACGCACCGCAACCGCTGACCCTACCGGCCCTGCAGCGGTGACGTTATACACGCCAGACGCAGTGGCGCAATACAATTCATGCGTTCCGGTGAGGGTATTGTAGGAGACAAGCGTCTTGCCCGTGCCAGTCATGCCCGTAGCGTGTGCCTCGTACCCTCCACGCACTTCGACATAGGCCGTGCGAGGCATCCAATTATCTAGTGCGATGGCGTCTTGTGGGGGCATTTCCGATAGCCCATCTCGCGTATTCCATCCCCCTAGCGGCGCAGGCGTACTGATGACATGCGTCGTGGGGGAACGGACCGCTTTTGAGCGCATCGGTGCGCGCATTATACGGCCCAGTTTCCGCTCGGCACAAAGATACCGGGCTGTGGGCGGGTTGAATGCAGGTTATCTTGATGGAGAATCGGCTTCCCGCCTTCTCGTCCAAAGGCATCTTTTAGTTGCATTTCATACGAGCGAAAAAGTTCGCTGTATTCCAGCCCTTTTTCACGCATCCATTGCCACCGTAACCCTAATACGACCAGCGACTCAGGGAGGAGAACCGTATCCGTATCAAGGGTAAACGAAGACTTATAAGTCGTAAGGTTTGCTCCCAAAATCCAATTTGTCGTCACATATTCAAAGGCCCACGTATGCCCGGCAGACGGAGCCGGATTAACAAGTAGGTTGCCTCCGCGAATACGGAATTGATAACGTGGCCCCGTAACCACCACCGCCTTAAGGGCTTGCCAGTCCTGCCCATCGACCGGCCCCAGCACGGGAAGCCGGTCGGTACGGTCCCAAATGGTTTGATTTTTAATATAATTAAATCCGTTTGACGCAATGGTTGTCATTGCGCCTTGATTTTCCGCTGCAATAGTGGTGTGCGTGGCCTCAAACGTCAGCGCAGGCCACGATCCTCGCCGCGCTAAGTCATCGCCGCCCTCCTCTAAGAGCGTAAGTAATTGCACAATCTGGACATCAGTATTTCCGATGATCGTCGAAGGGGAAGGAACCCCTGTACGTTTACAGACGGATTGAATGATTGTCAGGAGCGACATAGACTCTCCTTATACGGCAGATTCTTTGAGAAGACGCGACCGAAGCTTAGTCGGCTTCGTCTCTACCACATCTGACGTTGATACGTCAACCGCTTGACGGGCCGCAAGGACTGCTACTTTGTCTTGCAAAGATTGTAACGACACCTTTAAATGTTCATTTTCCGTCTGCAAGTCAGACATCTTCGTCACCATCGGCCCTCGGTCTTGAAGCTGTTCGAGCCACGCCGCCGCTTTCTGCTTGAGTTGACGGCCACCCATGCCGAGCCGTCCTGTGCCTTCATCGTTTAACTGCGCCAGAGCTTCAACCGTAAGAACGGAAATACGAATAAGTTCTTCTTGCTGTGACGCCGAAATCATGCCCCATCCCTTAATGGGCGTTCCGTGCAACGGCATTTCCTGCCCACTTTGCCACGCCTTATACGACTCTTCGTATTGTCGCACCCACGTCGGCGGCAACCGCCCCTCATTAGAGTCGCGTTGCAACTGCGCCAACCATTGTGGCACTTTTTGCTTATAGACATCCCTTGATCCCGCCGCCGTGACACAGGCAATATCCACATCCTTAGCAACATACCGTCCCTCCGTCTTACTCGCCTCCATGTCCTGTACCGCCATCCGCTCAAATCGCACAACCGATGGGCGGGCCTCCTGTATTCCAATTGACATGACACTCCTCCTCCGTCAAAAAAATAATGAGGGAGGGGTGTTGCCACCCCTCCCGTGTCCCCTACTCAGGGAACGCGCACATGACGATCTTCGCACTCGCGTCCACGGCATACGCACAAATGCTATCGGTCACAAGGGCCGACACATCTAATGCGCCGTCGGAGGATCCCACGGGCGTCAGCGCATTGCCATCCGCTCCGGCGGTGAGCGCAAGAGCCAGAGTGGCCGCACCCGTGATCTGAATCCAGCCGTAGTACCCCGTAGTCACGGCGTACTGCCACACACCCGCGCCCAGCCCTGCCGAATCCGACAAGTCAGAGGTCACGGTCGTGGTGGCCCCAGCCGACACGCCACCCGGCGCGTACACATAGGCCACTTGCTGTGCCACAGCCGCCACGGCGCCTGCCCCGCTGTTATGCAGCACATACTTATACTTCTTGCCTGTCTGCGCTTCGTAAACCGTACCCAACGTAAACATCGCTGAACTATCGTTGGCAGTAAGCGTAACTCCTGCTAATTGACCCATGATATGACTCCTTTGTAAATTTTCGCACGATTACGCGTGGATGACGCCCTGTTGCTTACGGTTTGAGCAGGTCAAATTCCCCATCCAAAGGATCGGGATGACCGCTCCATCTTGATTGGTCGGGCGGATTTCTTCCACCACTTCCAAGTCGGCATCCTTATGCACAACCAACTCCAAATAATTGGTGTTAATCATGTACATATGGTCAGACGGAATGCCGCTATTGCCATCGAAGATCACGTCCGCGCTCTTGTACTTGAGCGACACGAATCCGCCGCTGGCCTTTTCGCTATCCATGTACCGCTTAATGCTCGTCTGAGAGCCTTCAAAATACTGATAGTACACATTGTCTGCCACGATGAGGTCTGGGCAATCATCCCCACCACGATCAATGGTCAGCCAAGTCGGTAACATTAACGACCCTTCAATGGTCGAAGAACTTGGCGTGACGCTTAACACCGACGCATCCGTCACCGTGTTGCGCCAAAACGCCCAGGTATTCGCATCAATCCCACCCACCGTATTGGTGTTGGTATCTGCAATAATGGCCTGAAGGCCGTTCACCTGATTGCTTAAGCTGCCTGACGAATACAAGTCAGATGAAAAGTTATTTTTGAACGTCCGCATCGCATTGTTAATCCGGGCTTTTGCCAAATTAATAATACGCGAATCGCCGCTGTTAATAAGCAGCTCACGACCACTTGCGACCACGTTCAAGGCCACCTGCCGCCACTGATATTCTGCCGCCGAAATGACGTCAGATGCCGCAATATTCAGAACATCCCAGTCGCTATAGCGCTGGTAGGTCCCGTTCTCCGCGTAGTCCAGCGGAGTGGCGATGGTCAGTCCACCATCTTCTTTACGATAATTCCCACGCTTCATCATAAACTTGAGCAACGCATTTCGCGTGGACAAGTTGTCTTTGATTTCCTTACGGTGCTTGCGGAACGTGGTCGAAACCAGTTCCGTAAATGTGCTATTTGGGGATGGCATAATATATATCCTTCATGGTTAAGTAACCCGTGATCGAATTTCTGCAAGTGTTGCCGCCATAGTATCTTGGATAGATCCCATTGGCTCTGTCGGAGCCACTTGGGAGGTGCGACCACGGACATTGACGCTAGTGGCCTGTCGGGCCTTCGCGGCTGTCTGTTTCGCGTCGTCTTTCAGTTTAGCCACCTGTGCTGTTTGCATGGAGGCTAACTGCTTTTGTCGCGTGACCGGATTCATCCACACCGCCTTTTCGTAGGCTCCTTGTAGGGAGGTTTCGCCTGACTTAATCATGGTAATGATGTCGTCAGACACCTCGTTAAAGAGAGGGTGGGCTGGATCCGCTGCGAACACTTCGACTTCTTTCAACATCTTGGTGTTGATTTCGTTATACGCGTGTTGGTCGCGCTGCGTCTGTTGCGCTTGCATCGTATTCATTTGCTCACGCATTTGATTCAGCCGTGGATCTTCTGGCGCCGTATTGGGCGCGTTCAGAAATCCAAGGTTTTGGCCGAGTTCATAAAACGCTTGCTTACGTCCCTGCATATCGCCCTGTGTGAGGCGGTAATGCGCGTTCATCAACGTCTGGACCGCCGTGCGGTCGTCCATTCCGGTCGCGGCAAGCATCGGGCGATACGGGTTAATAATATCTTGTAACGTTTTTCCATAGGTCGCTGACTCTTTATAACTTTCCATCCCCTTGTGCATCTCATCTTCACGCTGGCTATAATACTCCTTCGCCTTCGTATCCATCTTCGCCCAGGTCTCATGGTGTTCTTGGCGCCAAGATTTTGGAGCGGGTCGATCGGGCGTGACAGGCGCGTCTGTGACCACCGCCTCAACTTCGGCAATAGGCGCATCGTGCTGCTCGGTTTCCACCTCTACCGCAGACTCGGCAGCTTCATCTTGAGGAAACATGCTATCGCCAATCTCCGCGACCGCCGCCTCCATATCAAATTCTTTTTCGTTTGTTTCCATTATCCATTCCCTCCGGTCAACCGAGTCGTTCCGACGTCATGCGACTCCATCTCGGCATAGAGTCGTGTGCGTGTCGTCGAAGGCATCTGTTGGATGGCTGCTTCAACGGTTTCCCCCATCGCACGTTCTAATTGGGCATCATTGTCACGCTGTCGCCGGTGGTAATCCGTCTTTACGCCGGGGTCATACGCCTCACATCCATTTCGCTTAAAATCTTCCTGTCGAGCGTTGTAACTGGTGATGGGACGACCATCAATCGGGCTATCATAGCACAGGTCTTGCGCGGCACGCACAAGACGTGGTGCGTGAATACGCCGAGCCAAGACTTCACCGCAATCACAACGTTGGATATCGTCAAAAAACGCAAGGGCAATAAACCGATCATGCGTATGCCCTTTAGGGCATTCAAAGCTATAAACCGGCATTACGCCTCCGCTCCGATTGCCGAAACTTTCATTTGGGACATTGCCAACTGTGTTTCACGCTGAATCTCCGCCTTCCGTAGTTCCGTCTCTTGCTGCATCTGCGCCTTCATTTGCTCGGTGTGGCGTTCCGCTTGTAACGTGGACAATGTTGCCTGCTTTGTCGCCTCAAGTTTTGCTAACTCAATCTGCAACATCATTTGCATCTTTTCACGTTCGAGCTGGAGGCGCGCTTGCTCGGCTTGCATTTCGCGTTGATGCTTGGCGGCGTCCGCCTGCTGAAGTCGCTGCTCTGTGGCTTGAGCAATTTGCCCCTCCATTTGCATCCTTGCTTGCTCCATCTGCATCTTCGCGTGTTCCATCTGCATCTGCATGCCACCGTCGCCCTCTTCCTTTGGCGGTGGCGGAGGCTGCATATCTTTAATGAGATCTTCAATTTCGCTTCCAAAGCGGAACTGCTTTGTAATAGCCAAGAGAAGCGACTGCGCCACTTGGAACGGCATAACCCCTTGTGCCACAAGCGGTCCCACGCCATTCAAGAACTGGCCCACTGCCATCATCATGTCTGACATGTTTTTTTGGTCTTCTACCGCTTCTGGCTCGACCGTGGAATTCGTCTCCATGTCAATCTTGTAGGAACGTTGCAAGTCATCCTTCAAGAGTCCAAGCACCTGCCCCCATGTCGGCTGCTTGATGGCTTGCTGCATTTGCGGATCAGGCGGCTGTCCACTCATCTGTGCGGCTTGCATCACTTGCATGAGCTGTTGCGACTGGATCTCCGTGAGATAGGGCAACCCTGTCGTCTTCGCCCAGGTGTCCTCAGAAAACTTGAGTGCCGCCACTTCTACCATAATTCGCATCAAGTCACGGGCATATCGCTGCACTTCACGCTGTAACCGCTTCAGTCTGAGTGACCCCCACTGTGCCTTAATGTTCTGTGCGGTCGCCGTCTCACTCGCTTTCGACGCGCCTCGCAAAATGTCCGAGATGCCGGTGATTTCATAAATAACTTGCTTACACCGTTCACGGGCTTCGTAGAGTTGCATAAGGACGGAAACGAGTTGCTCGATCGGCATAAACCAAATGGCGTTCCCTAGTCCCTTTTCAGCCGCAAGTGACGACGATTTGTCTGCTGGCACCAGCGCATTATCATCGGCGGCCATCAGCGTCGCCAGATCGTCGCCGAGTTCGGCATCGTACACGCCACGCGCTTTAATCGCATCGACAATGCGGTTAATGCGAAGCGTAATCTTGTTCAGTTCGCAGGCTTGATTTTCATAGACACTATAAAGGGCCGTCACTTCGAGATCGTTAGACTTTTCAATAAACCGCAGCGGTTTGGGGCAATTAAAGAAGCCCGTCAGCCCCAGCGGGTCGTCTTCGACCTTCAGGTAGCCGTGTGGATACTGCGGCGACACATAGCGGACCTTGCGTCCCCCATCTTTATCCCAGATCTGGTATATACACGCCGTTTTCTTCTCGCCACGGTCCCGTTCGTCCGAGTCAGGATCATCCTGTGAGCGGTCCAAGTCGGCGTCTCGTGTAAACGTAATCTTCGCAGTGATCTCAGCCCCAAACAGTCGCTCGGCTTCCGTTTTATCAATAAATTCTTCATACGCCACCCATCCCACTTTCGACCATTTCTGGGCATAGGCAAACAGCACACGGTCCCACTTCTTTGTATCTGTACAGACGAGTTCTGATCCCACATAGCTGGTGTCCGCATCAATCTCCGCATCATATTTCACGCCCGTCACGCCACGACCAGGTAACAGCGCGTCCAGGGTCGCACTTCTCACACTCTCGTCGAACGTCTCATACCCGTCCACATTGGTATCGAGGAGGTACGTCAGCATGCGCTCGGCGGCGAGAGAGGTGGCCTTTCCCAGTGGATCTTCGTCTTTATAGCGACGGCTAACGATAGGGCGCGGTGTTGCGGAGTAGAGTGCGGGGAGCAAGGTCTCCGTGTTGCTAAAGAGAATATTAAAAGCGATTGTCTGATCTTGCTCCCCGTTGTAAATGTCGAGAATGCGGCGACCGCCCTTGCGATACGTCTTCTCACGCCGCTTTGCGGAATCCAGTTCGCTCATCCATTTTGTAACCGTCGCTGAGTCGTCTTTCATGCGCGTCTCCTCTGCCCCTGGGAAAGAGTACCGTTCGGGAGGAGCGAACGGCACCCCCTCCGCAAGAGCGGAGAGCGGGATGTCGTCCATCGCGCTCCTCTCTGATTTATCACGCCTATAGCATAAACATTTTCGACCTGTCAAGCTTCCGCTTTGCAAAATGCGCTCGTCGAATGTCCCCAAAGGTCCGACGATTCTTGGCAAGGAGCCGATCCACCAGCGGCGCCTCGTTTGGCTTATCCTTACTCCGCTTCCAACTTAACGAGAGATACCGGAAGGCGTCACTTGCATGCGAAGACCAATCGTGCGTCGGATTCGGGGTAAAGATCTTATGCGTATCGTCCCATTCTCGGTGATAATGCGCCAACGCCTCCAGTCCCTTTTTGCATTTTGCCTCATCGAAGATGCAGGAGGGGAACGTGGCCCGCGCCGCCTGAATCCCTTCCTGTCGATCTAAGCGTGGCCCAATCGCAAACCGCCCCAGCTTGTCGGCGCCAGCATGAAATTGCTGAAGAATGGATTTGCCGCCCCCCGCCAAGGTCCGAGGTCGCGCATCGTGCGGGAGCCAATGGGTCCCGTAGGTCAGGCTATACTCGTGCCGCTTGTCCTTGAGCAGTTGCAGATAGTACGGGATGTCCTGCATGTTTGAGGCGTGATAATCGAAGATCACGATGTCTTGCCCCACTAACTGATAGAACCACACCGCCGTATCGTCCGTCCGACCCAAGTCCCACGCCGTATTGACCGGCCCCGCCGAGGGATCGAAGACCACGGGCTTAATCCGACCTTGGCGCCGGATGGTATCCAAGCAATCGCCCCAGATACTCCCCATCAGCGCCGCCTCGAAGCTCACCTCATACTCTTGCAGGAAGAACGACCGTCCATAGATCTCGCCGTGCTGCGCTTGCATCTCGCGCAACTCTGCCGACATCTGGTCCGGACTAAACACCCCTGTGGCACTGTTGCCAAGGGACTCGCAAAACCAGGATGGGTCGTCCTTCGCCGCTCGATGGAGGTCGTAAAAGTGGTTGTGGCCTCTCGGCGTACTAATGAACAGCGCCCATCCGTTATTCTCTTGCACAATCGGGCGGAGATACGCCCATGCGGCGGGATTCGCCAGTGCAAACTCGCTAAACACCAGCCCACACGGACTCGACCCCACGAGCGAGTTGTAATTGTCGCTGCCGGCCAACTGCCACGTCGAGCCGTTCTTAAACTTGATGAACATCTCGTTTTCGCGGGTGGACTCGCGCATGTCGAGCGGAAACGCTTCGTCGATGCGCCGCTTGCCGGTGTGCGGGTTCACCGCGTCCCAGATACTCTTCCGCGCTTGCGAGTATTCCGGCAGCAAGTGCCAGATGCCGCCCACCCGCTCCTGACTCGCACACGCCGCATGACGCAAACACAGGTCGTCCTTGCCACTGCGCCGGTGCCACGCGATCGACGCCCGCAGCCCACCTCGTCCGAGGTAGTCCCACAACGCCTGTTGGTACGGGCGCGGGGTCCATCCGTTGAGGACTTCGACCTGCGTAATGGCCTGGACGGGTGCGAAGAGGCTCGTCATCCTGTGACTCCTCCGTCTTCGTCGTCGAGCATCGTGCGTCCTCGAATGACTGTCTCGTCTGTGGGATGCCGCCATGCCCACAGCTTAATGTACTGAATGCGATGCACCATCGTCCTGACTCGTTCCTTTGATATTTTCTCTCGCTTGGCGATCGACGTATAGGTGGCACCCGCCTTCCGTTCCGCCCACCACCCTTCGTTTCGCACGTCGCTCGGTATGCTTTTCGGCGGATTCGCCTCGTGTGCCTGCCCCCATGCGTCCCGTTGCGCCTCCCGCTCTACCCGCTGCACCACTCTTCGTATGCGCTCCCCTGTCACCTCATATCGCCGTCCGATACTTTGATAGGTGCCACCCGCTTGACGCTCATCAAAGATCACCAGGTCACGCTCCCGCTTAAGACACGCGAGCTGTCGCTGCTTCTCACGGTCCGTCATCCTGCACCCTCCACCATCTTCACCCCCCGTTGCACCACGATCTGCACCTTTGGCGCACTCATCCCCTCCGCCCCACCGTACCGGCCCTTCGCATGCGCCGCCGCCAGCTTGAACCGCGTCTCAATCCGTAACTTGTCTCGCGCCACATCCTCCCCCGTATCCGCAATCCCTACCACCTCCCCCATCGCCACATGCGCCGCAATCTCACTCGCCCGATAGTAGCTCTGCGCCCGCCCCTCATCCGCTAACAGCCACGCCACCATCTGCCCCGTCGGGATCCCCCATCCCTCTGCCACACCCCGCAAGGGCTCCCCCTCCGCAATGCGTTGGCACACCAGTTCCAGGGTCCCCTCCGTCGCCTCAATTTCCGCCCACCTTGCCCGTGCGAGTAGATTCATGCTCCCCCCATACCAGATGTGGGGGATGCTGTCAAGACGTGTGACGAGGATGGGAGGGGTAGCTGTCGGGTTCCCTTTTGTGTGGGGGTAGGAGTCGGAGAAGAGGGGGGGGGAGTAAGAGGGGAGGGGAGGGGAGAAGATTGGGAGACGCGCATTTCGTGCCTTGAAGCAAGTAAGAGCAAGAATCAGGCCAAAGATATGACGTGCCGTGGCCTAACACTTGCATACAAACACAATGGCCTAGTCCTTGCATACCCTCGCGCCTAGGCATACGCCTTGCATACGCTATGCGTGGCCTAATACTTGCATGGTTTTCAGCTTTGTCACTACCGTGTCGCATCGACCACATGACTATCCACAGTATCCACAGGGAGGTAGCTTTTTCCGCATGACACTAGATTTGAGTTGCGCTTTACCAACGTGTTGCATCTACAAATAGCCCCAAATCCCCAACGTGATACGTTATTTGTCGCATCGTTGTCACATCGTTTTAAGATGTGTACAGGGCCAATGCCCTATGCCTATTGAGGAACAACCACTATG